CCGACGCCTCTTTCCAGACCCAGTATGATCTCACTGGGGCAGACACTACAACGGATTGGTCTACGCTTGGCGGTGGGCGCAATGTTGGCGTAGCGATCGAGCTGGCCCCGACCAGTGGCACCACACACACCGGCACCGTCAGCGATAACGTCAAGCTCGAGGATGCGCTCGCCACGGTCCTCTCGGCGCAGGCATCGCTCTCCGACGCCATCGTTCTGACCGACGCCCTGGCCACGGTCCTGACGGCGCAGGGCATCGTCACGGACAACGCGAAGTTCACCGACGCGCTGGCCGCTACCGTGGACCGCTTCGCTGCCGTCCCGGCGGACAACATCAAGCTGCTGGACGCTTTCGTTGCAGCGGTCGTCCAGATCATCGCCGGCAGTGTTTCCGACAACGTGAAGCTGACCGATGCGTACCTGACCCAACTCACGGCGCAGGCATCGCTCGCGGACGCGATCAAGCTCACGGAATCGTTCGTCGGCCAACTCACGACCGCCACCGGCACAACGGACAACGTGAGGCTGACAGACGCGCTGGCGACAGTCCTGTCCGCCTTCGCATCGGTGTCCGACAACGTAATACTGACGGACCAGTTCGTGGGCGGGCTGCTCGCGCCGGTTGCCCTGCCGGCTGACAACCTGAGACTGCTGGACGCCTTCGTTGCGGCTGTCATCCAGATCGTATCAGCGTCCGTGAGCGACGACATCAAGCTGACCGATGCCCAGGTAGCCACCCTGACGGCCACGGCGGCTACGTCCGACCCCATCGTCCTGACCGACGCCCTGACGGTCGTGCTGACGGCTCGCGGCACGCTATCGGACAACATTGTACTGGGCGACAGCCTCACGACTACCGCGTCCCTGTTTGCCACGGACACGCAGAACATCACCCTCGGCGAGAGTCACGCGGCGGTCGCGTCCCTGTTCGCATCCGAGTCGCGCAACATCGTATTCGGTGATAGCTGGGTCGCTGTCGTAGCGGCCCCCAGCGGCATCCTCCCGCCCGCGTCGCGCACCTGTGTGGTCGCTGCACCGGACCGGACCTGTACGCCGGGCTCGCCCTCGCGGACGCGCACCATATCTGCCGACCCTAGAACTGCGACGGTGACATGAGCGACTGCCTCTATATCCACGACCCCGATGCGAAGCTGGACTACTCGCACGATTGGTCGAGCTACCTGCAAGCGGGCGAAACCATCGCCTCGTCCACCTGGAACCTCACGCCCGCGAGCACGGCGGCCACGCTGTCGGGTATGTCAATCTCCTCGACGACTTCCGTCACCGCAGTAATCGTGACGGGCCTGTCCACGGTGGGCTCCATCTACCGGCTGGTGAACCGCATCACGACTTCGTCCACCCGAACCGACGACCGCACCATTGTCCTGCGGGTGGAACATGAGTAACTGGTCTGGAGAACTCGTCACCGCCCCCGTCCTCGAGCCCGTATCGCTGGCCGAGATGAAGGAGCATCTGCGGATAACCCATACCGACGATGACGCCTCTATCTACGCCGTCCAGCGTGCGGCGCGAGAGATGGCCGAGACAATCACTGGGCGGTCGCTGATTACCCAGACCTGGCGGCTCTATCTCGATGCTTACCCGCCCGGTTCCGTGATCGAGCTCCGGCGACCGCCCGTACAGTCCGTCACCAGCGTGAAGTCGTACCCGCAAACGGGCTCCGCTATCACGTTCGCGTCCACCAACTACACGGTGGACACAACGGGTTGGCGTCTAGCGCTCAACAACGCGGTGGGGTGGCCTACCACTACCCTGCGCTCCGTTCGGGGCGTAGAAGTCACCTATGTGGCCGGATACGGTGACAACCCGGGCGATGTGCCGGAGTCTATCCGGGGATGGATCAAGCTGCGGGCGGCTGAGATGTTCGAGAACCGGGAGGCGTCCGTGGTCGGTTCGGTCGCCACAACCCTTCAGTTCGTGGACAACCTCCTGGGGCCGTACCGCGTGGGGTTCACCGCATGAGGGCCGGGGGGCTGCGCCATAAGGTGAAGGTCCAGAGCGCCGCGAGCTCCACCAGCGCGTTCGGGTCCGACCCTAGCAGCGAGACATACACCACAGTCGTGACCACGCGGGCTCGCATCTCGCCGCTCAACGGCTCCGAACTGTTCCGTGGGCAGCAGCTATTCGCGGACGTGACCACGGAGATCGGGCTGCGGTACGAAACCGCCCTGGCGTCCCTGTCGCCCAAGTACCGGATCGTGGACGCAAACTCGACAGGGACGGTCTACGACATCGGGGCCGTCATCAACCCTGACGAACGGAACCGTGAGTTTACGGTGCTGGCAAGGGAGCGCGTCTGATGGCAAACAGTGTGACCGTCACGCTGGAGGGTGCGCCAGAGTTCCGGGCCAAGCTGAAGAAGCTGGGCGCTGACGTGGCCGGCCCGATCATTGAGGAGGCCGTCGATGTGGGGCTCGACATAATGCTGTCCGCCGTGGACCGCTATACGCCCGTCAAAACGGGCTTCTTGAAGCGGCACAACCAGAAGCAGATCTGGGAGCGGAAGGACGGGTATGTGGAGGGTGAAGTATTCAACAACGCGCAGCACGCCCATTTGGTGGAGTTCGGCCACGGCGGGAAGCGACCCGCTGGCCCCCATCCGTTCATGCGCCCCGGCTTTGATGCATCCAAGGCTGGCGCGGAGAGCGCCATGTCGGGTGTGCTGAAGCGGAAGCTAGAGGGCTACTGATGCCGAGCGCGGAGGCATCCATCGTCACGCTGCTCAGGGGCTCCACGGCGCTTGCCGCCCTAGTGCCAGATGGTCGCATCTACTCGCACCACCTACCGCAGAACCCGACGCTGCCGGCGATCGCATACAGCCGGATCTCGGCGATACGGGAGAGCGCGATGGGCGAGGACACGGGTGACGTGGACGCCCGGTTCCAGGTGTCATGCTTCGCGGATAACTACGCGGGTGCCTACGCCGTGGCCGATGCCGTGCGGAACGTGCTCCAGCGCAACATGAGCTCCACGACCGTATACGACATCTATCTGGAGAACGAGCTGGACCTGCCATACGAGTCAGACCCCCGGCACTATCACCGCATGATTGACTTCCGCGTCTGGTACAAGGAGAGCGTATGAAGATCGAGCTATTGGCAAACTGTGACAACGGGAAGGGGCGGGGCTTCATGAAGGGCACCGTAGTTGATTGGCCGAGGCGCGACGCCCAGCCGCTGGTTCTGTCCGGGCTGGCACGCGAGCCCGAAGCCCCCGCCCCTAAACCCCGCCGGCCCCGCAGGCGCTACAAGAGGGCCGATGTTGACGAGCCCGAACCCGAACAGCTAGACGCACCGGAGGAGGAGTAGCGATGGCGATTCTGAAGGATGCAAAGGTGCTGATAGACTCGTTCGATTTCTCGGGCGATACGCGGGCACTGGCAATGGACTACGGCGCGGAGGAGCAGGACGACACGCGGTTCGGTGACACGACCCGCTCCAACGCTGCCGGCACGCTCAAAACGTTCGCCTGGAACCTCGAGGGGTTCTGGAAGGCGGGGGCGAACGAGGTGGACCCGTCCATGTTCACGCGGCTGGGCTCCACGGACCTCATCACTACGCTGATACCCGAGTCCTCGACGGGGATTGCGGGTGACGTGGCCTACCTCTACAAGGGGCTGGCCAAGGGCTACCAGTTCGGCGGCTCGGTGGGCGACAACCTGCCGTTCACCGTCAACGGCGGTGTGCGCTCCGACTTGGTACGCGGCAACGCCCTGTACGGTGCCACGGTCACGGCGACGGGGAACGGTGTGGCGGTGGCGGGGACCAAGAGCAGCACCCAGACGTTGTACGGTGCGCTCCATGTCGTCACGGCGGTGGGCTCCACGAACGACCTGACCGTGATTGTGCAGTCGGACAACTCGACCGCCTTCGGGTCGCCCACCAACCAGCTGTCGTTCACGCTGACCAACGGGATCGTGAGCGAATGGAAATCGTCCACGGCTAGCAGCGCGGACACCTACTGGCGGGCCAGCCATACCGTGGCCGGAGCCACCGCGTCGTTCAAGTATTTCGTTTCCGTTGGAGTCCTATAAACCGCAAGGAGGGAATGAGCAATGGCAATCTTCAAGAACGCCTACTTCACGATCCAGGAAACCGGCTCCACCGCTGCGACGAATCTGTCGTCGTATCTGCGGTCGGTCGATTTCCAGTATGGAGCGGAGGAGCAGGACGACACCGTGATGGGTGACGACACCCGGAGCAACGCGCCGGGGACGCTCCTGACGTGGGGCTTCAGTCTCAACATCGCGCAGAACTCGTCCGCTGTTGACAGCGTGTTGTTTGGCGCAGTCGGCAACACGGCGGCTGTCGTGTTCCGACCGTCCACGGCAGCGGTCGGCCCCGGCAACCCGCAGTTCACGGGTACGGGCTTCTGTGGCAGTTACAGCCCTTACACCGGCTCGGTTGGTGACTTCCTCGAGGTGCCGTTCAACATCTCGAACGCTGGGACGCTGACCAGGGCCACCGCGTAACGCAGGCAAGGAGGACGGAATGGCGCTCAACCGGGAGGCGCTTCAAAGCGCAGAGCTCAAGACCGAAGAGGTAGAGACTTCGGCTGGCGCAGTAATCGTGCGCGAGCTGAGTACCCGCGACCGGGACGCTTACGAGATGAGCGTCCTGGTCAAGATCGATACAGAAGAAAGGGCCAGGCGTTCGGGCGATGCCCTGAAACTGCGCGCCCCGGCCATATGATGCCTCCCTGTGCTCGGGGGCATCCGTCTACCCCCACTTGGAACTCTTTACCTCTGCCCACAAAACACCCGCTATTCTAGCGCATAGCAGCTTCTCGCTGGCTCCCAGGGGTCGCTGGACCTATCTCTGCGCCAAGGACCCGATTTGTGATCCTTGTCGGTCGGCCAGCTCGATCAAGGGTGACCCGCCCCCTGAGAAATACCGGTCCGGGAGTCCCGGGATCCCGTGGCGCCGGATCCGGCTTCCAGGGCCTCAGCCGCCCTGTATTCCCAGGCACCCGAGAGCACCCGTACCCCCGACAGCGGCAACGATACCTGAGAGATGTCGTCATTCGCTGCGCGCGAACGTCCTGCAACCGCTGCTTCCGGCGTCGGCTGGGGGCATACGGCCGCGAGTATCCCGGTGAGGAGCCTAGCCCGCGACGCACAACCCTTTTCGCATGAAGGACAGAAGAAAGCATCATGGCTGTTTCTAGAGCGCTCAGCATTCGAAGCAAGGTCGTTATCCCCGTGGGATTGCTGGCGTTGGCACTTATCCTCCTGGGCGCCATCGCCGTGTACAGTATGAACCACGCAAGCGATATCACCGAGGGGCCGCCCACCGGTTCCATGAAATTGAAGAGGTGCGCCAAATTGAGGTTGGGCTCAGCGCGCTGATCCATCCCCATCTCGAGTATCTTGTCTCCTATGTCAAACGTGCCCAAGAGCCGGCGCAACAGATCTTTGCCCGTATCGACCATACCTTGTCGGAACTACACGAGATGGACGTAGTGGATAGCGAAGAAAGGGAGTTCATTGACTCGATCTCCGCTGGCGTGGATGCCATTAAGGCCAACTCAGATACATTTTTCTCGCTGGAAACGAAACAACATCTCCGCGCCATGGAGCTGCTCCGCGAGGGCGCTGCTCTCCATGCCGACGGGAACGCCGGCGCGGC